TCTAATGAAATAACTATTACTAATGGAGCTGGAACTGGTAATAACGTAAGAATTACTGGGTTTCCTTCATCCTTAGCAGCAACAACAATAGCTGATGATGTAGGTTTACAAGTAACGTCAGATAAGAATAATAGTACCAGTGGTTCTCCTAATGTTCATCGCTATGTATATCACAAAATATTAGCGAAAGAGACTGATGTTATACAACTCTCAGATGATATAAATGACTTTAATGAGAGATACAGAGTAAGTAACGGTGTTCCTTCTGGAGTTGACCATGCTGGTGACCTTTACTACGACACTGGTTCTGACAAGATGCTTGTTAGGAACGCAGCTAATAATGCTTGGGAAGAAGTTCAATCTATAGGTAACTTCTATATATCAACTTTAAGTCCAGCATTTAATGGCAGTTTAGAAGACTTTACTGTAAGTAATGCTCCTACTAATGCTCAACAACTACTTATAAGTATTAACGGTGTTATTCAAAAACCTAATTCAGGTACGAGTCGTCCGTCAGAAGGTTTTGCTTTAAACGGTAGTACAGTTCTATTTAGTGATCCACCAGCTAACGGTGCTGATTACTTCGTAGTCGTTATAGGTTCTGCAGTAAACGTTGGAACTCCAAGTAACAACACAGTCTCAACAGCTATCCTTCAAAATGGATCAGTTACAAATGAGAAGGTCAATGCTTCTGCAGCTATTGCAGGGTCAAAACTTGCTAACCCAATATCTCTACCTGATGACCATAAAATATCATTTGGAACAGGTACAGATAATAATTTAGAGATATTTCACGAATCAAGTTCAAATACTAATGAGATAATAGCGGCAGGTGGAGATATACATCTTGAATGTGATAACTTTATGGTTATCAATGACTCCACAAATGGACGTACTATTTATGTAGATGAAAGTAATAGCCGATTAGAATTAGGTTTCGATGGAAATCACGACGTTTATTTCACTGGAACTGGTTCTACTTTTGCTACAAATGCAGACTTCAGTGCTGGTGTTGACGTAACAGGGAATATCACAGTAACAGGAACGGTTGATGGAGTTGATATTGCAGCGTTAAATACAACTGTCGGAACTAAGGCGGTATTAACAGGTTCGACTAATAATACTATTGCAACTGTTAGCGGAGCGAATGCGCTAGTCGGTGAAGCAAATCTTACCTATGATGGTTCTCATTTATCAATAGCAACAGATGCAAGTGCAGAAGGACTAAAAATAACCTCTACTGGTAATACTTATAATGAAATAAGTTTTGATGCTGACAGAACCAGTGCTGGTACTCATTTAGGAAGGATTGTTGCTAATTGGGATGGTACTGCTGTTTCATATATTTCAATGGATGCTGGTGACGATACTACAAATAAAGATGATGGAATAATACGTTTTTGGACTGCTGCTGATGGTAATGGAAATTATGAAAGACTCCGCATCACGTCAGTGGGTGAAGTCATTATTAATGACACTGCAAAAGTAGCAGATTCACTTTTCGGAATAAAAGTTGACCCTTCTACTCATAATGGTATTGGTTTTAAACCAACATCTAACGGAAGTTTTGGGGCATTAAGAACTATAAATGCTGCTGGAAATGAGGTTTGCAATATTCAATATGATACTACTAACGCAAACATCAATTTTAGAACTTCTAATACAGAAAAACTCCGCATCGATTCGAGTGGAAGACTCGGTATAAATAAAACTCCAGCGGCATATCACTCTAATAATAAAGGAGTTATAGTTGGAGATGGTGGTTATGCACTCTATGGTAGAGGTACGGATACTATGATATTATCCCAAAACCATTACTATGACGGTTCAGATGTTGGTAAATATATAGCAGATGGTGCAGGCACTTTTTATCAACAAGTTGGTGGAGTGCACAAGTTCTTTACTGCTGGTAGTGGAAGTGCTGATGCAGGTATATCGTTGTCTGAAAAAGTTCGCATCCAAAATGGTGGAGGTATATCGTTTAACGGGGATACAGCAGCGGCAAATGCTCTGGATGATTATGAAGAGGGTTTATTCACTCCAAGAATCGGTCCTAATAACGATGATAGTACTTATGAATCTGGTGAAGGTTCTTACACAAAAATAGGACGACAAGTTACTGTTCATATTCATTTTCAAAACAAGAATCCCAACTCATTTGGACAGACCGCAGAAATTAGAATTTGGAATCTTCCTTTTACAGTAAGACACTCAGATAATGATGGTAGTAATCATTATGTTGCACAAGCACAGATGATGTATAACATTCAGTTTGGAGGTAGTGAGAGACAATGTTTCTATACTAGTAATAATGCTACTCAATTGGTCGGTTTAAAATCTAGGGATGGACTAGGTTGGACTTCTTGGACTTGTGCAGATTTCGATACTAATAGTTTCTACCTCAATACTTCACTTACCTACCAAACAACATAATGGCATTAACAGAAACACAAGAAAACGACAAAATAGAGGTCGTCAATAAATGGAACATTCAAGTAAGAAACGCAACTATCATCAAAAAAGATAATGTTGAAGTTGCTCGTTCCTTTCATAGAAAAACATTAAACCCAGGAACACTTGATGCAAGTGACAACCTAGTTGATACAGATATCAGTGGAGAAGATGCAGACGTGCAAGCAATAGCTAACGCTGCGTGGACTACACAAGTCAAAGCAGACTATAAGGCATTCTTAATTGCAAATAAATCTTCCTAAACTTCCTAAACCGTTAGATATCCCTCAACTATACTTTAAACCGCCTACAGCAGACGTTCCAGCCTATAAGCCTATAATCATCCCACCAGCTGATTTGGAGCGTCCAGAGGGCACACAGAAGTCAAAGGAAGAGAAGACAGAACAGCCACCAGCACCGAAGTTAGAAATACCTGTATTAGATATACAAATGCCACTCCCTACTGCAGAAGTAATGGTTACTGCCGTTACTGCTGCTTTAGGAGCTGTAGCTACGACTACATTGGCACAACCTTTATTTGAACAAATCAAAAAGTTTGTAACGAAACAACTGAACAAACGCATTGAAGCATGGAAGAAAAAAAGGAAGGAAAAGGACTCCTCGGTAAACTCAAAGATGCCGCAGAAGACCAAGAACACCAGATCCAAATCCTTGGAACATTCGTCAGATTAGGCGTAGTTGTTTGGTCTGGTTTCATTATAACAATGAATTATGTAGAATTACCAATGATTAAGAAAGCTGGCAACTCGGATATCACGTTCGTTGCCAGTGTGTTTACGGGAGCCCTTGCCACTTTTGGCTTGTCCACTGGTAATTCTAAAGATAAAGGCGGTCCCGTCAATTGTCCAATGGCTAAAAAACAGGAAGAATGAACAAATGGTTAATACTCTTCCTACTGTTATCCCCCTCGGTAGCGAGAGCAGAGTTAGTGACTCCCCAATTCACCCAGGGGTCAATGAACTCAACAACAACAACTCAACAAGACATAGAAGAAGATATAACGATAACAACCTACGGGTCAGCATTGAACAAGTGGAGTGGGGACAATATAACCCATACCTCCACCTCGTCAGGCGGTATCGCAGATTCAGATTCGGTATTCAACATGACTACAGCTGGTTCAGACTTCTCCTTAGAGATAGTAACAAGAGCCGCAAGTCAAGTTCTAGAGATAACAGAAATCGAAAGAACAATAGAAACTACGGCTACTACTACCTCCTTATCGGTCTTCTCGCAATAGGATGTACACCTGCTTATGCAGAACCAGAAGTACAGAATACCTCAAATCCAGTTGCTGCTGCTACTGGTAACGTTACAAACCAAGCTGTACAATTTCAAAACAATGGAGCACCCAGCCGACAAGTAATGGGTCCAAATATCAGCTGTAATGGTAGTACGATGACATTTAGCCCATTCTATATGGGTAATCATACGACACCATACGATGATACTATGACTCAATCTAGCTACACTGTAGCTGAGAACTGGGGGTTCCAGATTAACTTCATGGTTCCATTAGATGGTTCTATTGTTGAACGTTGTAAATCTATAGCAGCTAGGCAGCAAGCAAAGATGGAGCTTGACTATGAGTTAGTTAGAGCTCTTAAGTGTGCAGAACTTCAGCAGAAAGGGTTCATGATACGACCAACAACACGTGTATACCATATGTGTTCAGACATCATACCTATTGCTGCATTTAAAGAGGAAGTGATTAAAGCTAAACAAGCTTCACTTCCACCTTCTCCACCGCCTAAGAAATGGTGGCAAAACCTTAATCCTTTTAGTAAATGACTTACGCTAATAAAAGTGCTAGAGAGATAGCAAATGAAAAAGCAGCTGTAGCTAAAAAAGCAGCACCTAAAAAGCAAACACCTACACCTAAAGAATAATGGTCCTTATAATCAAGCCCATCCTTTTCGCCTTCTTGAAATCGGATTCAGTTAAAAAACTAGTTGTTGATCTACTAGAAGCTTATGTCGCTAGAACTGATAATAAGTTAGATGATCAAGCACTAGAAATTGTAAAGAAAAAACTTCTTAATTAATGGAACAAGTATCAGTAATCCCTAAGAAGGCTACTGAAGACAAGTTTAATGAGTTACATAACCTCGTCACTGAAGACTTTTTACGGAGAGTCCGAAGTGGTGAGGCTACAACTCAAGATTTAAAAGCAGCTTGTGATTGGCTTAAAACTAATGACATCACTGGTGTACCTGTTGAGGGTAGTCCTTTAGATAAGTTAGCAAGAGTTATACCACAAGTAGATCCAGACTTAGTACAAAGCAGACTTCATGGCAAAAACTTCAACAGAGCAGTATCGTACAAACGCTAAATCTCGTGCTAAACATGTACGAGATAATAGTCCAGGTGGTAAATACGCTCATTCAAAAAAATATAAGAGAGACCACGCTGACGCAAGAGCTAGCCTAAAGATAGGTAAAGGGTCTACTAAGGATGCTTCCAAGCAACCTGATGGCTCCTATAAAGCAGAGAGTCGGAAGACGAATCGTGGTAGAGGAGGTGCAAAGAGGAAGTAAATATGGAACCAGAATATGATGAACAGGGTAATATCCCAGGTCCAACTAATGATAGCCCGATACATTCATCCGAACAAGGTCTGATTAACGCTAAAAAACTAGCTTGGGAAGGTTTTAAGTGGGCTGTTCCTGGTGGAAGTATAGCTGATGTATTTTTTGATCAAGATAAACGTGGCGATTTAAAGTTTACACAACAACCGCAAGTACACCAACTTGCTCATCCTGCTATCCAGTTAGTTGCTCAAAAAGCAGGTAGTGAATTCTTCAATACAAGAATAACCCCACATAGACCACTACCTTCTACTGGTGCTATAACAAAAAATAAACCAGTAGATGAGAAAACTGGAGCAGATATATTAGATAAGATTTTTAAGTGGAAAAGATTTAGCACTAATACTATTACTGAAAGAGAAAGATTATTGAAAGCTGGGGAAGGTAGAAACGATCCAACAGTTTATATATCTCCTGATGAAGTAGCAGAAATGGGATTAAATGAACCCCTTCAATCTACAATACGACAAGAAGCAGGTGAATCAAAACGTGATTATACAACAAGATATTGGAATACTAAATTTGATGAGCTTGGAATACCAGAGGATGTTAGATTTAGTTTAAGAGAAATGCTTGATTCAGATCATTTAACTAAAGCACAAAGAAGAAATATTAAATCTGGTATATCTAACCCAAATTATACCTTTAAAGATTATAAAGAGATGCGTACAGTATTAGTAGATGATTTTCTAGATGGATTAGAAGATTTCGGTATAGATCCGTCTACTATTGAAATACATCACATATCATCACTAAGACATGTTTCTCAGTTGTTTGAAGGGTTAGAAAGATCTCAGTGGCCTGATATGTTAAACGAACTCTATAATGCAGGTTTAGCTACTGGTAATGATCCAAATAATTTAATGGCTATGCAAGCTAAAGCTCATAGAAGTGGAGCAAATAGTAATGTAGAGTCTATTCATGGTTATCTAGATAATGAACTTGGTAAATATAACGAACAGATAACAGGTGATTTTGGTGATGATATTAGAGATCTAAGTGTCCAAGAAAGAGTTGAGTATATCAGAAGATATGCTGAAATTAGACAGTCCTCTATAGAAGTTGGAAACAATGCAATTAGAGAGGTATTAGATCAAGCAGCTTTAGATCAGACTGGTCAAAAAGGAGATAATCCATTTGATGATATGACTTATGGAGAAGTAGCAGCATATGATGCTGGTGCAGATATAGAGAAAACTCTGATGCTGTCTCCAGAGCAAATAAAATATGTTCAATCTAAAATAAGCAAACATATAGAACTCATGGTTACTCAACCTAATTATGAAGCTTTTAAGGATTCTATTACATCGACAGATGATAATGAATCAGCTGCAACTGCACTAAGAAATAGAGGTCTTACTACATCAGGACCAACACAAGATCAACTATTCGATTTAGGCAAGAAACCACCTAAGAATAACCCTGATGATGATCCTCCTATTGGATCTGGTTGGGATATAACAGATCCTAATGAATAACGTATTATTAGCTTTAAAAGACGACTTTAAGCTGTTCCTACAAGCTCTGTGGGAACAGTTAGACCT